GACTGGCGTCAAATTGTTTTGCCTGCTTTAGCGGGTATTGGCGCTATGGCTGGATCTCGCAGTAAATATCTTGGTTCTGCTTTAGCTGAAGGCCTTGGGGCTGGCGCTAAGTCTTACATGGATGTTGGCAAGCAAATTGAAGAGCAGAAAAAGCTCGGTGAAGAGGTCGGAACGCAACGCGCAACAACCGGACTTGTCGCGGCAGAAGCTTTAGGCCAACTCAATAAGCTTCCGATCGTTGATGGCCCTGGCGGTATGAAAATGATCCGCATGGCTGACGGAAGTTATATGAATTTTGCTGACTGGGCAGAAAAGGGCGGCACAGTATTTGGAACACAAGAGACAATGCTTGCTGCAGAGCAGGTAAGAAATGCTTTGCGAGGTGTTCTCCCTGGCGCAACACCGTCCCCAGCAGGAGGTGTTGAGCCACCGACTGGTAAGCCTGTTGAGGAAATAGAAGAGGGGAAAACCACACCAATATCTGAATTAAAAGATACGCTCACACAGCAAAAACCTCTTTTAACGCCGTCAAATGTTGCGGCGCCCGTTGGCGTTATACCTGGACAAATTAATAGAAGCGAAGAAATTCGCGCATCTGCTTCTATGGGTAGTGGAAATCCAGCAGAAGATTCCAGGAATTATATATCCAAACTTAATCAAGGCGCAGACTCTGCTCTTTCTCAAAGAATATATAATACGCAAGTTGCAAAAATTGTTTCTGACGCCAATGCGGCTCCTGAAGGGCAAAAGCCAGGTGCGTTTGCAAGCGCAAGATCATCCGCTGTTAATTTCATTAATACCTTATCCAGAAATATTGGATTAAAGGATAAGGATGGAACTCCTGTTTCTTTTGGAAACATGGAAACAAATGAGCAAATGCTTGATAAAATAAACAGATTGAGGGCTGAGGGCATGGTAAGCTCGGCTAATCAGCCAGCTGTTGCATCTCTTGAGACAATGCTTGGCGCTCTTCCAAATCTTAATCAAACACCTGAATCAATGTCATATAATGCTGCTTCAAATTGGGCGCAAAATCAGCGTTTGATTGATTTGAGAGACCACGCAAATTATTATGGATCAAAAACAGGAAGATTGTTCTATTTACATCCTCAAGCTTTCCAGCAAGCAGGCAATGATGATGTAAAATACGCAAGAGAAGAAGAAGCTCTCCAGAAATTAATGCTTGATCCTCATGGCGCAAAAGTCATTGATATGTTCCAGCATGGACGGCTTCCAGATGGGAAGCCTATCAAAGACCGCCGCCAGATTGATCAATTCTTCTCACAATTCTTAGATGCTGACGTCCCTGGCATTAGCCGTTACTTTATTGGAGCGAGATAATGGCCGATGACATTAATAACGACATCAGCGGTGGAGTTGATTTCGCTCCTGTCGTAAAACCTCGCAGGCAAGTTCAGCCAAAGGTTCAAGAAAAAGTAAACCCATTCACGGCATGGCGCCGTCAGCAAGAAATTCAAAAACAGCCAGCTCAAATACAAACTACGCCAGCCGCGGCGCCAGCTGGAGACGTAAGTCCATTCACAGAATGGCGTCGTCAGCAAGACGTTCAAAGACAGCCTGAAACGCAAACATATACGCGCCAATTGCCACCCATAGATATTGGTAAAGCGCCCCCGATTACAAAGAAAGCTCTTGATGTTGCAAGAGCGGCTGGGACACAAAGCCTTCTTGGTCTTACGGCAGATGTTCCAGGCGCAATTGGAGATATATCTCGTTTATATGAATCTGTTTCGCAGATGCCATATAGAGGCGCTCTAAAAGGAGCTGAATTTTTAGGGCTTCTTCCAAAGGGTAAAACGGCTGCAGAATTTGAACAGGAAGCAAAAAAAATAGCTCCCGTTTCAGAGGCTGAAGAGAAAGGCCTTGTATCTTCCGTTTATGGTGTCCCTTTTCCAACTTCTGCAGGCATGGAAAAGTTGGAAACTGGTATTGTTCCATCTTTGGCATATAAAGGCGTATCTCCAGAAGCTCAATTTGCAGGTAGGGCTGCAAGGCTTGGGACATCAATGATCCCAGGTGGCGGCGGTCTCGCTGGGGCGGCAGAGAGAGCTGGCGCAGGTGTTCTCGGCTCTACAATTGGTCAGGCAGGCGGCCTTGGAGTTGAGGAATTGCGCAAGTCTGGCGTCACTGGTTTGGAGCCATATACGCCATACATCGAACCTGCGTTAACTATGCTTGGGACTGGATCTGTATTAGGCGCCGCCAAGTCTCTTGGGTTTGGCGCTAAAAGGCAAGCTGCAGAAGAAATATCTGGTTTAATGCAACGTGATATTGCATCTGGGCGCGTATCTCCAGAAGAGTTTAGACTTGCGCAACAGGGCCAAGTTCCTATGGCAGACATATTCGGCCCTGGGACATTAACGCGATCATATCTTGAGAGGCAGGCTGGAACTGCCGGCGAAGATATGGCGAGAGCCGTTGAGCAATATTCATTAACCACAGGTAAAGATGTCCATGGCTTCCCAATCAGAGAGCCACAGGCGCAGCAAGCAACACAACAATTTCTTACTCAGGTTCATGGAGCTCCAATAAGCGCGCCTGCTTTGACGCAGGCCGCGCAAAGGACGGGAGCCCAGATAAGACAGAACCTATATAATGTTGCCAGGCAAGATCCAGCTGCAGCCGCAATAGACGCAAGCATGTTTGGATTGGAGCAAGGCCGTCAGACAGCTCTTATTGAAAACCCATTGATGAAGGGCGCTATTAATGAGGCTGTAAAAACTTCAAAGTCTGCCCCTGCAAGCTGGGGTATTGAGGCTCCTGTAATAGACAAAAAAACTGGTCAAACAATAAAAGCCGGCAATTTGCCTTTTTGGGATCAGGTTAAGAGAGAACTTGATCAACAGATAACAAATGCAATGCCATCAGCTGCAGGGCCTGGGAACCCAAGCAGAGTTGCTTCATTAAAGCCAATAAGAGACCAGCTTGTATCTTCTTTAGATACAATTGTCCCAGATTATCAAAGAGCCAGAGAAGCGGCTTTAGATACATTTAGATCTGCCAGCGCGCCAGAAGCTGGTATGGATTTTTATAAAAAGATGAGTGCATTTGATAAGAATGATGCTGTAAGTGCATTATCTCAAATGTCTCCTCAAGGAAAACAATTATTCAAGTCAGGCTTTATGCATGCCATGCATGATGAAGTTGGATCTTCTGGCGGCATATCTAAAATAGCCAATAAATTTATAAGAGACACAGATTTCCAAGATAAAGCGCGCCTTGCTTTAGGAAATGACTATGACGCAATTAGGGGGAGATTCCTAGTTGAGGATATGACGACCAAAGCAAGAGGAATAACGCCAAAAGCACCTCCTCGAGGAGTTATTGAGAAATATGGGACAGGCCTTGGGGCTGCCTTGGCGGTTGCTGCAGATATGGCTGTTCAATCTCAATTATTGGCTCCTAGTCATGCTGCTGCGTTTATCTTAGGCGGTGGCGGGACATATGCCCGTCAAATGGCGCAACAATCTTATTTAAGGCGCATAGCCGATAACGCTGTTGAAATGATGTTATCTAGAAATCCAGAGGACCATGCGCGTCTATCACAGATGATGACGCAAAATCCAGACTTTGCTAAAATGGTCGAACAAATAAATACATCTCTTCAGCCTGCAGAGCAGCCTCGTAAAGAAAGACAGGGCCGCGCCACAGGTGGATATGTCACTCATGGCATGACGGCAGACATGCTCATTGCTGCTGCTGAAAGAGCAAAAAAACAAAACCAACAAACGACAAAAAAGATATTAGAGGCGCCTGACGAGCATGTCGCAAAGGCGCTCGAAGTCGCAAATCAACATATTTGAGGAATAAGATATGACCAGTAAAACAAATTTAACAGAGCCTGCTCTCAACTCACTAAATTGGAATGTTCCTTTAAACGCAAATTTTGGAACAATTGATACAGCCTTTTCAGGCGTTGCCACATATACTTTTAGCAACTCAAACTTAACTATTAATACATCAGACTTACCTAATTTTAGATTTCTTTGTATTGGAACTTTATCTGCAAATTGTAATCTCGTTATTCCGGCAAACATCACCGGATTTTGGATGGTAAGCAATTTTACATCTGGAGGATTTTCTTTCAGTGTATCTAGCGCGGGTGGCGGAACGTCTTTGCAAATTGCGCCAGGTTATAGTGCAATTGTTTATTGTGATGGAACAAACGTATATAACACAAATGGATATTCAAGCGGCACTGCATCAGGTGGGACACCAATAGGAACTGTTGCAATGTATGCTGCAAATGCTACTCCTCCTGGGTGGTTGTTATGTGATGGAACTTCATATAGCACTACTGGAATTTACGCTAATTTATATAATACGATTGGGTATGTATGGGGCGGTTCTGGTGCTAATTTTAATGTCCCAGATTTACGCGGAATGTTTGTTCGTGGAACAGGAACCAATGCGGCATATCCAACAGCTGTTGGTGGCTCTATAGGATCTTCTGGACATCAGAATGATCAATTCCAAGGACATTATCATAGTATAAATGATCCACAACACCAACATACATATACGGTTGCATCTGGTTCTCAAGCAGCTCAACTAATTAATGGCCCATCATGCGGAGCATCATCTTCTAATACAGGCTATGCATCAACTGGAATTACAGTTACAGCCCCTACAAATGATGGAACAAATGGAGTGCCAAGGACAGGTTCTGAAACAAGACCCCAAAATTATGCACTGTGGTATATCATCAAATACTGAATGCGCATTCAATGCATCCAGACCATTATGCATTTATCGTAAAAATGATGAAGGCGTTTTTAATTGCCTCCATCGTTATTTATTCTTTCAAGTGCGGAAGAATATTTTATACAATGCTTACTTCAGATTTTTATTAATTTTTCTGCCGGTATCTTAGCTGGGTAATAGCATATTTTATAGTGATCACTACAATATGCGCCGCGGTCTTGTTTTTCTCCGCAATATCTAATTTGTGTATCATCTCCTGATACAATAAATCTGCATGATGTTCTTTTTAAATCTATTAATTCTATTCCACCATCTCGCGTTGGAAGTATCGGTATTGGGTATATTTTTTCTTGCTTCTCAACTTCTATTACAAGAGGTTTTTTTAATTTTTTTGCATTTCTTTTTTGGTAGTCTTCTTCTCTTTTTTCTCTCGCAAGACTAACTCTTTTTTTATGTTCAACTTTTTCATTTCTTTTAAACTTAAATCCTTTTTTCCTAAGTCTATTAACAACCCCAATGACAGCGTTTCTTGTTAAAGATAATAGTTCACCAATTTGAGTCCCGCTAAGACCTTCTTCCCATAATTCGACGATTTTGGTTTTTTGATCTTCTGATATCATTGATTACATTCCTTGAGTTATTTCAATTTTAATGTAAAATGCACAAGTCTTTGACATAAAACGATAATATTTACCGTTTATGTAAAGAACAGCCTACTATTGCAAGGATATGTTATGATATCAAGATCAGAGGCTGAAGAAATTTTATTATTAATAGAAAATGCCCTCCAGGACGGCGACTACCCGGATGGCCATAAATGTAAGAGCCATGAAAGATTGGCGTCAGCGACTGTTTCAAAAAAGCTTGGTGTTCATAGGTCAGTTATTGCTCGAAAACTGGCAGAAATAAAAAAAGAACATGGCCTTGAACCCAATTGGGATACATTTAAAAAACAAAAAGAAGAAGACCCAGACCACATTACGGTGCGGCGCCTTAAAGACAAGCTGGCAATGGCTGAGACAAGGGCTGCCAAGGCTGAACGCACAAGTATAAGCTCAGAGGCGATCAGGGAGGGCATTTTAGGCCTGGCAGCTACACCACTAGAGCCTAAGTCGTGGAGCCCGCCCAAGGGCGATAAGAAGGGCCAGAAAGAGGCATTGGTTCTCATGGTGTCTGACGTCCATATGGGCGAGACAATTGACAAGGACCAGATGGGCGGCAGGAATACATTTGATAAAAAGATTTGCGGGAAAAGGCTGGAGCGCCTATTCCAGGGCGTCGTCAAAATGGGGACTGTCCACTGGTCTGGGCCTCCTCCTGGCGTGATATATGTTATCCTTGGCGGTGATCTTATCAGTGGTGAAATTCACGAAGAATTAGCGAAGTCAAATGATCTACTTGCTATCCCCGCTGTCAGAGAGCTTGCAACACATCTCATATCTGGGATTGAATTGCTTCTCGAATCCTTTGACTGCGAGGTTCGAGTTGTCTCAGTTCCGGGCAACCATGGACGCACGACGCGTAAGCCGGAATCAAAAGGATTTGTCCTCAACTCCTACGACACCCTCGTCGCCTGGCTCGTCGAAAGCTGGTTCATGGCAAAAGGGACCAAACGGATATCATTTGCAGCGCCAGCGTCGGGTGATGCGTTAATAAATATCTGCGGTTGGAATTTCCTTTTCACACATGGAGATAGGATTGGGTCTCGGGGCGGCATGGGCATGGTTGGTCCTGCCGCAACGATCGCTAGGGGGATGCAAAGACTGATACAGGACTATGCTTCTGAACAGATCGTGATAGACTACATAATGGTAGGCCACTTTCACAGCTCAATGGAGCTAGAACAGGGGTTCGCAAATGGTAGTTTATCAGGCCCTAGCGAATACTCGCGATCTGGTCGTATGCGCTCTAGCCCTCCTAGCCAATGGCTTGTTAGCGTTCATCCAGAATATGGTGTCGCCAGACGTTGGAAACTCTTGGTTGGACACCCCAGTGAGGGTTCGGTATGCTCGGGACGAACGTCGAAAGCGTAGACCGTTTTAAAAAATGGCCCGTAGGAGCTGTAACTCCCACGAGCCCAACCACAGTCTAGGAGACAGACTAATGGCGTATAGAAATGATATCACTGCTGAATATTTACGGTCAATTTTAAACTACAATCCTGAAACTGGAATTTTTACATGGATTGTTGATAGGGGCAGGTGCTATAAAGCCGGATCTGTTGCAGGAAATACAGATTTTTATGGATATATTCGCATAACAATTGATGGTAAAAAATACAAAGCTCATAGATTGGCTGAATTATACATGAATGGCGCATGGCCACCTCATCATATAGACCACATTAACCGCAATAAATCTGATAATAGGTTTTTAAATTTAAGACATGCTTCTCAATCGGAGAATGCTGCAAATTCCAAAGTAAGAGTTAATAATATAGCTGGGTTAAAGGGTGTGTCATTTATTGAAAAAAGAAACAAATACAGATCAAGAATAGTAAAAAACGGTAAAGAAAAACATTTAGGACTTTTTAATTCACCTCAAGAAGCTCATGCCGCATATATTAAAGCAGCAGGGACACATTACGGCGAATACGCCAGAGGGGCTTAACATGAGCGAATACGACGATGACGACATCCCAGAAATTGAGACGTCGGATTTAGAAGAGTTTCCTCTTGATAGCGTTGCCGCCAGGGTGGTTTCGTTTACAAAGTTGATTGCTCTTGTCGATCACATTAAAAATGAAGACGCTAAGAAAGAAGCCATCATGATGCTGGGGGCGGTTAGGAGATCTTTTAAGACGATCCCGACGGCTGATGGCGTTACGCCTATAAAGTCTTAGTCTGACTATGTGTCTTTAATGTTTTGTAAACTTCGTGCGTCATATTTGGTTCGTATGTAGGCTTCGTGAGCCATATTTACCGCTCGGTAGAATTTTCACCTTTTTTCATTCGGGAACTATTATGTTTACCGCTCGGTAATATCTGCCAAAAGTGTTCACACGGCCCTTTGTAGTCTTCAGGCCAAACAAAATATGACTGCCAGTATTCGCAGGGTTTCGTGCCGCTATCTTTGTGTCGGTAACACTCGCTCGACTTTATGCAATCAGTTACAGCGCACATTGAGATGTCAGGCACTTTCCTTCTCTCCCAAATCGCGATCTTGCGCCTCCCAATCTGCCGTAATATCTTTGCCCTCTCTAATCAATAGGTCGGGTATCTCTGTCGTCATTGTCAGTTCATTGCGTCTTGCTTCCGGCGAACTGACGTATTTGAACAACTTTCCTATCCAATATTCTAACAGCGCAATACGTCGTGACATACGTTTACGTTCCCAAAGATAGGTGTCGCACTCGACTTTCAGTTGATGTTCAAGTTCTTTAGTCGTTTGTTCCATTTTTTGAAATTTAGAAATACACTCTTCCCAACGCTTTTCGTTTTCTATCAAAATGAATTGTTTTTCTGCCTCTAGTTCCGCGATTCTATGTTCATCATTCTTGGCTGCTGTTTCCATGTAAAGGCGATTAACCTCAAGTTTTGCAAGTTTATTTTGCAGCTCCTCTAAGGCATTTGCTGCA